GTAGCCGCATAGGAGAAACCTCATGGCAACAACATATATCGTAGACAAGGACGGTAATCAGATTGATGCTTCAACAGCTACCGTTCCATCTGACCGTCACTTTCGTGGAGCATGGACTTTGAGTGGTAAAGTCATCTCTGAGGATATGACAGAAGCAAAAAAGATCTTTCAGAATAAAATCCGTGAAGTTCGCGCACCACTGCTTGATGCAGAGGATGTGGTGTACATGAAGGCTCTTGAAGCTGATGATGCTACTGCAAAGACCAACTCTGTTAACAAGAAGAAGGCTTTGCGTGATGCACCAGCCGCTTCTGCAATTAGCGATGCAGACACAATCGCAAAGCTAAAAGCAGCTTGGGATACATCTGTGTTGGGTACAAGCCCTTACGCATAAGGAAAAGTAGATGGCTCTGACAAAAATTGCAGATGGTGGTATGCCAGCGGGTAGTGTGCTTCAGATTGTAAACACTACTTGGAACAGCGCAAATCAAACTATTAACGGAACTACGTTTGCCGAAGTGACAAGTTTAACAACATCTATAACTCCATCGTCCACTGGCTCTAAAATCCTAATTCAATCAAATATTGATTTTGGAAACGCATATAATGGCGGCGAATGGTATGATTGGAAATTGTATCGAGACTCAACATCTAACCTAGTTGCTGGTGCCGCTACTTATTTTAATGTCCAATATGGCGGTCCTATTGGACCACATATGCTGTTTAATACAATAGACAGCAATACTACAACTGCTGGGGTTTCTCGTTCTTACAAAGTATATGCTGCGGCAAATGCTAATTCTTCAGGTTCACTCTCTATAAACTGGTCCCACAGCCAAGGCTCGACATCATCAATGACCTTAATGGAGATTGCTCCATGAACATAGCGCAAGCCCTAGCATCACTAGGCATCACCGAATGGGTGTTGCGTGGTGAGCCGACTACGGAAGCTGAGTTTAATCAGATGTTCCGTAAGGTTACTAGTGCCGACTCTAATGGTACGGCTATTGAGTCATCTGCATCAAGCGACTTTGGTGTAACTTGGTCACAGGTGTCAGCTAAGAAAACGGAACTTGTTAATGCAGAGCCTATGCGTTTGCTCCGCGCAGAACGTAACCGATTGATTGCAGAAACAGATTGGTGGGCATCATCGGACTTAACCATGACATCTGCACAAACCAAATATCGCCAAGACTTACGTGACATAACTAAATCTGCGACATCACTAGACGATGTTACTTGGCCTACGAAACCATAAGGAAGAACGATGCCATACATAGGTAAATCCCCAGAGTTCGGTGTTCGCAACCGCTTTGTATACCAAGCGACAGCAGGACAGACTAGCTTTAGTGGCTCTGATGGTGATGCGAAAACATTGAAATATACGGATAGCCTGTATATGGACGTTTATCAGAACGGTGTCTTACTCAAACCCGGCACAGACTATACAGCCACGACAGGTACAACGGTTGTGCTGGTTACAGGCGCATCACTCAATGACGTAGTTGAGATGGTAGTCTATGACACCTTTGCCATATCAAGCAGTTACACCAAGACAGAGGCAGATACACGCTACCCATTCAAGGGTAACAACAGCATCATCCGTCTTAACGGTCAAACGATCAGTGCGGACATTACAATCGACAGCGATGAGAATGGCGTATCGGCTGGACCAATCACACAGTCTGCTACCGTCACTGTTAACGGATATTGGAGTATCGTATGACCAGCGTATTGAATGTAGATACTATTGCAGATAAGGCTGGTACTGGTCCTGTTTCTTTTACAAAACAAGTGGGCGTAAAGGCATTTGCAAATCAAGATAATGGAACATCTTTAAATAAAAGTTTTAACGTATCATCCTTGACTGATAATTCAACAGGCCGTTACGAGTTAGCCCTAACAAATGCTTTTTCAGATGCTAATTTTGGTCAAATGGTTTGTGCGGGTAGTAGTACAGGAAATTGCTCCATAGACAGTAGCCATAATACTGCTGCAATAATGGCATCTCGTATGTACAGAACTGACACAAGTGCTTATTTAGACAGTTCAGATTGTAATTACTATGGCGTTGGAGACCTCGCATAATGGCTAGTATTCTAAAAGTAGATACAATTACAGGTGTAACCACCGCTGGCTCTATTAGCGTTACTGGCGAGGGCAACTCAACCACGACTAATCTTCAGCAGGGATTGGCGAAACATTTTGCTATTTTTGATGGAACAAGCACTGCTGCTGTTGATGATTCATTTAATAACGCATCCCTTACAGACGGTGGAACTGGTACATACACATTAGCTGTAACAAACGCTTTTTCATCCATACATTTTGCTGTTACAGGTGCTACTACAGGAAATAATGAAGCATTTAACTATATAGCAACTAGTGGTTCTGCAAAAACAGCAAGTGCCGTTAGTTTTAAATGCTATCAATATGATGGCGGTGTACATGATACAGACACAATTGATATAGTGTCACACGGAGACTTAGCGTAATGGCAAGCGAACTGAGAGTAAATACCTTAAAAGATAGTGCGGGTAACAACTCCATTGGCATGAGTTATGTTGCAGAGGGAAGTGCAAAAGTCTGGATTCAGTTTACTATGGGTACGCCTACAATCCAGAGCAGTTTTAATATCTCTAGCATGACGGATACGGGGACTGGTGATGCGGCAGCTAACATAACAAACGCCTTTGATTCAGCAACTGGATACTCTTTAACTGGTGGTGGCAATCATCACACTTTAGGCAATGATGTTGTTGATAACGATTCAGCCTCAGTTATTTCTTACAGACAGTTCAACAATTCTTCAGCAGTAGCTGATGGGACTGGCACTAACTCCTCAATGACAGCACACGGAGACCTAGCATGAGTAAAGCAGCAGAATTAGCCGCATTGATTGGTTCAGGTCAGGCGCAGGGTGACAGGAACCTGATTATCAACGGTGCGATGCAGGTGGCGCAGCGAGGTACACAAACTGACCAAACGAGTGCATACACAGCTTGTGACCGATTTGAATTTACAGAAACTGGAGCAACTGTAGTAACAACAAGTCAAGACACTACTGTTCCATCAGGGCAAGGTTTTACTAGTTCATTAAAAATAGATGTTACCACAGCAGACAGTAGCCTTGCATCAGGTGACTTTGTTGTACTTAGTCAAACAATAGAAGCCCAAAACTTGCAACAGTTAAAATATGGCACTAGTTCTGCTGAAAACGTAACACTTTCGTTTTGGGTGCGTTCACCAAAAACAGGTACGCACATTATTGAGTTGCGTCATCACGATGCCTCTTTATACAATTCACAAACATACACAATAAGCAGTGCCGATACTTGGCAATATGTAACTGTTACATACAGTGGTTACACCGCCACCGCTATCAATAATGATAATGGTAAGGGCTTTCTTGTTGATTGGATTTTAGCGGCTGGTTCTGATTTTACTAGCGGCACATTATCTTCAGACACTTGGCACAGCACACAGGCTAACCGTGCTGTTGGGCAAGTAAACTGTGTGGACAATACGGCAAACAACTTCTTCCTAACAGGCGTACAGCTTGAAGTTGGAGATGTAGCCACCGCTTTTGAGCATGAGGACTTTGGAACTACGTTGGTTAAGTGTCAGAGGTATTATTCACAATACGATGCAACAAATGGTGGATGGGTTGCATCTGGATTTTTTTACAATACAACCGCTGTTGAAGCCTCTGTGCGCTACCCTCAAACAATGAGGGCGGCAGCAACAATATCAACAAGTGGCACATTAAGTGACCTTGTCATTCAACGGGCTGGAACTTCAAACGCTAGTACATCATCAATAAGTTCAGTTAATGCAAGCACGGTTGCTTACAAATTGATGCCAGTGGCTGGTTCATCTTCTACGGCAGGATACGGCACTAATATATATGCTCAAAGTACAGTTATTTTGACACATGATGCGGAGTTATAATAATGAACATTGATAGCGCACAATGGGTCAACGCAGACAAAGACACAGTAAAAGCTGTAATTGATGGCGGCACTATGTTTGTACCGTGTGACCCAGATAACAGACACTATGCGGAAATTCAAAAGCAAGTGGCAGATGGCACTTTAACCATTGCAGATGCGGATTGATGAATGCCTCTAAGCAAACTACAGTTCAAACCCGGAATCAACAGAGAGGGTACAAACTACTCTAACGAAGGTGGTTGGTTTAACGGCGATAAGATCCGTTTCAGGGCAGGATATGCAGAGCGTATAGGCGG